ACTTATTGTTTTCTTACCGTTCACGAACAAACCAAACTGTTTTCAAAGCTGAATGAATTGATTAAGCCAAACGTAACATATCAGGAAAAGTAGTGAAATCTTTGTCTTCAAGTCGCCGGGAGGTACTTGTAGATTGTTTTCACGTCTACACCTATCACATCGGCTACCTGCTGCCGGGTAGCGCCGTTCTCCAGCATTCGGCGGCACCGCTCCACCACTTCTTCAGTCATTACCCGGCGGCGGCCGCCGACTCTCCCCTGCTCCCTAGCAGCGGCTAATCCGGCTCGGGTACGCTCCACTATTAACTCGCGCTCCATTTCCGCCAGGGCGCTCATGACGTGGAAGAAAAAGCGGCCTGCTGGGGTACTGGTATCAATGCTGTCGGTCAGGCTGCGAAAATTCACCCCGCGCGCCTGCAGCTCCGACACGAGCGTAATCAGATCGCGCACGCTGCGGCCCAGCCGGTCAAGTTTCCAGACCACCAGCACATCGCCCGGGCGGAGCCGCCGCAGCGCTCGCTTTAACCCTGGCCGCCGGGCATTCTTCCCGCTGGCCATATCCTCGAAAACCAGCTCACATTCTGCGCGGATCAGCGCGTTTTTCTGTAAATCGAGGTTTTGATCCCCTGTAGAGACCCGTGCATAGCCAATCAGCACGATCTAACTCCTTGAAATAGCTGATTGTAAAAAGCCGCGGCCATTCGCTCAAACCCTCGTTTGGGCGAACGCCTTTTTTGGAGCAAAAAACATGGCCTTTAACCCGGAGCTGGGGAGCACGTCTCCCGCTGTGTTGCTCGATAACGCCGAGCGCCTGGATAAGCTGGTCAATGGGTCTGCGCTGACTGAACCAGACCGCGCAGGCGTTAATCTGGATACCTGGCGCGGAATGATGGCGAAAAACGATGAGGTCAGGCAGAACCTTATCCCGCTCAGCAAGCAATACCAGACACTGGCAGCGGCGCAGGCGGATATCGCGAATATCCCCGAGGGGAGCACCACGTATTACCGCAGCCCGGACGACATCGCCCTCGCGATTGAGGTCATGAACGTTGGCGGGACACTGCAACCTACCGGTCGAAAAATGCCATCACAGGAATATGTCGAATCTGTCGATGAATATGTGACAACCAGACTATTTAGCGAGGTGCTTCCAGGCATTCCCTTCCTTCTACAGGATGAGGAAAGCGGTGTCATTATGTTCGGCGAGGATAGTGGAGCAACTCACGTTCCAGGGTTATCACTGAAATACGGTTCCGATCTGGTGTATTCCGTCACACAAATACCCGGCGTAGCGCATGTTGAACTGGATGAAAATGGAAACGTTTTGCGTTGGGTTGACGACTCCGGTGAGACTCATGACGCCTCACCGGGTAGTGGTGCAGAACCTACACCCGTTGCGGTATCTTCCCCGGTTATTTCTCCCCAGGTCTATGAAAATGCCCTGGTGAGTGAGATTGGCTATAACCAGTGGATCAATAACGTCGCTGTGAAGTTCGGGCGGGATTATTTTTTCAGTGGCGTTCGGCTGGGGACGACCGGGCCTGAGCGAATCCTGGGAAACCTGGCTATCTGCCGCCGACAGGGTGAGCGTGGAAAATTTGGGTGCTATGAATTTGGCCCTCGCGCTGCTGTTCTGGGCGATACGGCATCAACGGACGACCATGATGCACCGTCGATTTTGCTCGATACGCGCGCCGGTGCTGAAGTTCCCATACAGATTTTTCAGTCTGATCACTCAGGGGCGAATGTCTGGCTTCGGAAGTGGTCATCGCAGACGTTAGATCCTGCGAATATTTCCGGGCCAGAGGTTGTATCTGACACGTCAAATATGACCTATGCCCAGTCCTACAGAAACCCATTTAATCAGAATGAGATTCTGGTATTTGCCCGTCGGGGATCTACGAATTCGGCGCGCTGGGTCGCACATCACTCAACAGACAACGGCAGGACATGGCAATCCAATGCATTTATCGGCGGTTCCGATTTGTATATGACCACTTGCCAGAGTGTGGACGGGAACGCCATTCATCTCGCGATCCAACAGCATCCACGTTCGACCGACACGCGCGTGTTATATATGAAAATCAAATGGAGTGATAAATCCCTCATCAATTATAGTGGAATCACAGCGCTGCCTGATATTATGACTTATGGATATATTGACCCCTTCTTAAATGGCATCCCTGATGTAGTCTTTGAAGCCTCTTTACCAACCAACACAAAACGGTTGTTTGAAGTCAAGGATGATGGAGTGTCGATATTATTTCTTATCGCTGAATTCAATGCATCCAACTATTCTTATCGACGAATGAAAATGTCACAGTTTTCGGGAGGGACACCTGTAATACATGATATAGGCGACTGCGGTTCTCCAATGAATAATGATGATGCGACGTTTTATGTGCCAGGCGGCACTATCATTTCTGCAACTGATGTTCTCGTTTGTAACTGGGTGAAAATTCCCGCCCTTGGTCAGTTAACCCGATATGTCTATGACGGTTCTGCCTGGAATGGGACCCTGCTGGACGAGGTTAAAGATGGCCGGAAAATCTGTAGGCCGCTGGTTTTCCGAGAATACTATCAGGACAATGGCATCCTGAAATACCATGATACAAATACTGTCGTCTACTTGCGAGGGACATATAACGCCTATCGTGATTTCGATTTAGATGCTGTATTAATAAATATCTGAGGTTCACATGACATCAATTATTAAAATGCGCGGTGCTGTGTTGGCAACCCCTGTGCTAACACTGAATGATATTCCGTTCTCACGCCAGAAATGTATTAACTGGCTGGGAGCTGACAGCGTGACAATTTCAGAGTATGGGGTTGAGTCAATCAATGATTACCAGAATGGTCAGGTTTATCCATCCATTGATACAGCAGCCAGAACACGTGTTTGTAAGCAGGATACAGAAAACGGAATTAATGTGCTGACCTTCAGCCCGGAAAACTTTCCGGTGAACACCATTAATGCCTACCGGGTTCTTAACCCTCAACAGTTTAATGCAAAAGACGCACTGTCTTTCGCAATGCTTATCAAAGCCGAAGCCAGCGATTACACGTCAGGATACAGGGCTATTTTTCATATCGGTATGAATAATAATGCAGGCTCTAACGTACCAATGATCCGCCTGCAATTCACCAGTGATACTGCGTTCGGAATTGTGGCGCGGCACTCCTCGCCTGAAGAGACGGCAGAACAGATAGGTATCAATGGGCTTAATACAGGATACAATGTATTATTCGTTGAACTCGATTATGTTAACAGGCGTATCAGGACCAAACTTAATGACGCGCCGGTAGTAACACGAACAGCATTCCCGGGATCCAGCGGGCAAAATGTTGTATCTGCGTCAGCTGTAGTTGGTTTGGCTGGATACCTTTCGGCATCAGGACAGGCGGGAAGAACAACGATGTTCTCGGGCAAGGTGAGGGAAATGAGTATTTTTTCTGGTCCTCTGTCAGATGCGGAAATTACATCTGTTACTGACTGGTTACAGAGTAAAAAGGTTTTACTGAATAATTAAAAATACTCCCCGGTTTCAACCGGGGATGTATTGTTAATTTACTTTCCAGCTGAGAAGGTAGCCAGTGCTGCCATTGAGAGCTCTTTGTGCCTCAATGTTTTCATTTACCCACCGGGAGATCATGTCGTCACGTTCATACGGATTTAAGCTCTCCCAGTTATCCGACTGTCTGTAAAATACTACGGTTACGGAAGAAACAGTGTCGATTTTAACAGTAATCCGCGTCATACCGTCTGTCCCCTGCCTGTCATGATATTGATGCCGAGTGCAATGGCGGTCGCGATATCCCCCGCAGTAAATTCATTACCCCAGGCGCCGAAGAATCCAATATCTCCCTTCAGCATTGACGAACCAGCGGCACTGGCTCCCAGCATGAGGGGGCTACCCGCCACGTTTGCAAGGTAACCTGCCGGGCTGGCGGCGATTGCAGTCCCATCTGACAACGTTAATTTGTGATTGCGGTTAGGAGAAATGACACCGCATGCCACATACCACTTATTGACGATAATACTCATCCCTGACTGATAATAAATGCCCTGACTTCCGTCAGGCCATCCTACCCGCAGCTCAAGCCGCTGCCCGGTCGGGTTGAATGTAATGGCAAAACCATGACCTGATCCGGGCGTCAAATCCCGGCAATCGAGCACATACTGAAATACATCAACTGCGCTCAAACGAAAGGCCGTCAGGAAGGAAAGCCCTGTCAGTCCTGGCTCTTTAAACGTGGTCTGACTGCCAGCGGTTCCGGGGAATTCGAGCCCGTATTGTTTCAGTTTCTGCACACCCTGCTGCACAGAAAAACCATGACGCGAATTATCCACCGGGGTCAGTAAATCAAATGCAACTTTCGGATTTGCTATTGCTGACAGAGGCGAAGATACAGGCTCAAAATGCTGTTTCGCCCAGTCAGTAATAATTCCGTCTGCATTTAATAAAATTCGTGTTCCGTTACCCATTTATTATTCCTCAATAAAAGCTTTTGCAGGAAGGTTTGGTGCTTTAGCACTTTCTCCGATCATTTCGTTTCCTGAACCACGCAATGTGCCTGGATAGGTTGCGCCACTGGCCGGGTTCAGCCATGAACAGCCCGTCACCAGCGTTTTATCTGCAGCGAAATAGGTCACACCCGACGCATCAGGGATCAGCTCAATATCAGCACTGGTGACCCGGCAGCGGTTGCCATTGCCGTTGGTGTAGACCCGCGCCAGCTTGCCGCCATGAATATCGACAACAGCTTTTGCGCCAGGAGTATGGATAATTGCCGGGATGCAATTATCCAGGGTAATCCGCGGTATCCAGCTGTAATCACTGTTCAGGTAATCAGTGGTCCAGTTTGCCGCGTCTCCCGGAATATCGACGGTCTGGGCTGCGGCCAGCTCGATGGACGGATTGTTGATAACGCTGTGCAGGTTGCGCAGTGTGATCCGGGCGTTCGTCCCGTCGCTGCCCTTTTTGTTGCGTGAGCCCACAGTGTTCTGATACAGGTCGGCAGGCAATTTGATGCCGCACATGACAGCGTTCTGTATTGGCTGGACGTTAATAGCCGTCATTCCATCAACGGTGATATTGTCGGGTAGCAGCGTTTTACGTCCGGTTACCGCGTAGTCGGTAAACTGAGAACGTAAGGCCGTAACAGCGCAGAACTCAAAATTGTCATTCGGTCTTCCGGTCTGGATGCCGGCGAGATCAAACACTATATTGCGGATGGTGATGGTAGGCGGTAGTTTGCTGTCGATGCCCTGATCAAGAGAGTTGGCCGAATCGATAATTCTGACAAGGTCAAATGACCGGGTCGTGTTGTACCATGCTGGTAGCCCTCTGTCCCACATCACCGTGACACCATCAATATTGAGAATGCCATCGCAGTCACTGGCATAGTCCTGCCTCATGCCGATGGCGTAGTTAAGGAAATACTCCACTGCATCGCCACTGGTGCGGGTGATATACAGACGAAGTTTCTCTATCGACCACTCATTACCTCCCTGCAGGTTAATTTGCCTGCCTTTCACAGTCAGATCTTTGAAGAAAACATCGTACCCGAAGCTGTGGAAATCAACGCGGTTAAACGTATTTCTGTTGCCGTATAAACCCTTTATTCCGTGATGCCCCTGAAATCCCCAGCCATGCAGTCCGTAATAGTTATCGATATGCACGTTGCAGGTATCTCGAATGCAGATGACATATGAGCCGTTCTCCGCCGGGTGACAGGTGGTTTCTCCGTATTCGCAAAAGACGTCAAAGACTTCGCGAGCAGAAATAACCACGCGGCTTTCGAGACTTGTTGAAGCTGTTTGCCACGACGTATGCACCAGATTTTTAATGCGCACCATCGGCCTGGAAACTTCGATATTCAGGAATCGACGACTGTCGCCCAGCTCAATAAAATGCGGGCATTCAAATTCCAGAAAATCATCTTCTTTCGGGATAATCGCAGCGTAGCCAATTGAGCCGGTCGGAATATCTTTCACAATCCGTTCCGTCAGCGCGCCATTTCTACCAATACGGGAGAAATCGCGGTATAAAACCCGGTCACGAGGGTTATCCCTGTTTTCGTTTCGGTAAATCTCCACTTCATTAGAAAGCGCATAGAACATCCCGCCGTAATAAGGATACAGTTTCGGATACGGCAAATAGTTAGAGCCTTTTTTCAGGTACTGAGAGTAACTGGTGTTGAACGTAGCCAGCTCAGCAGGAGTGAGTTCAATACGTTCTTTCCCCTTGATATTGAACATACGTTTTGGCTCAGGCGCTGTAGGATCAAGCAGTCGCAGTGGTCCCCAGCGGATTTCGTTAACACCTGAGTCAGCGGAGGTAAAAATTATCGACCCTCCGAGTGACGTTTTTGTCCGAACCTCTGCTTCATGGTCAACTAATACCAGCAACTGTCTTGAAGGTAAAAATTATGGAGCAACGTGGTGGTACGACTCATCCCATTCTTCGTTCTTTCTGAGCATTGCGTTCAGGATGGTAAGCAGCTTACGCATACAGGCTACCAGCGCCACTTTTTTGGCCTTTCCGGCTGCAAGCAGGCGCACATAAAACGTTTTTATCACCGGATTAAAGCGGGTTGCCACAAGCGCAGCCATGTACAGTGCTGATCTTACGCCAGCCCTGCCGCCAAAAATGGTTCGCCGGCCACGCATAGTCCCTGAGTCCCGGTTGACAGGAGCAACACCTATAAGCGCACTGATTTCGCGCCGGGAGAGCGTTCCCAGTTCCGGAATCTCCGCCAACATCGCGGAAACGGTCATGGTGCCTACACCTTTGATACTGCTCAGGCGCTCAGCAATCTCTTTAAAGTGGTTACGGATGTGACTGTCCATTTCTTTCTCGAGCCTGACAAGCTCATCTTCCAGCGCTTTAATGATGGTATTAATGCTTTTCTTGTTCTGCGGATGGGATGGATGCAGTCGGTTACGCTCAGCCACCAACATCGCAATCAACTGGCGTCTGCGAACCACCATCGCAGCAAGGGCCTGACGTTCAGCATCCGGCAGTGCCCTGATAAAGCGTTTCCGCTCAGGGTGACGATTAATAACCTCAGCCATCTGCGTGAGGACTCTGGCATCAATTCGGTCGGTCTTCGCAAGATATCCCATTGCACGGGCGAAGTCACGGGCCTGCCTGGGATTGACCACGGCAACCTCAAAACCTTCGGCCTGAAGCGAACAGGCCACCGCAACTTCCAGCCCACCAGTGGCCTCCATCAGAACCAGAGCAACGGAGTGCCGTCTCAGTCCGGTAATAATCGCGTTAAAGCCATCAGAGTCATTGCTGACTGTAAACTGAGCAACATCACTGCTGGCAGCGATGTCCAGTGTGGCTTTGGAAACATCGATGCCCACACAAAGTGGATTTGGCTGACTCATTTTTACCCCTCCTTGCAAATACGTTATGGAATACGGACAACTGTTCGGGTTTCAGATGAGTGGCTCAGCGTATGCGCCAGTCGCTGATATACGGGCTTGAACCCTGGAAGGCATCGGGCTGCATACGTTTTGCCAAATCTAATCGTATTAATTTTAATCAGTCTTCAAGATACAAGGAAGGCACCATCATTCTGACGAACCGGGATATTGAGCAGGTTCGCATAACGATGAGCATTCTGGATAGCGGCATCGGCAGCTTCAACACCAGACAGGTATGCTATCGCGGATGAACGGTTGCCCATCGCCAGGGCGACCTGCACAGCAAGGAGCGTAGCACCTGGAACACGGGGGGCCATAAACATGTCATAGCTGACAAATTCCGCCTGGCGATACCAGCGGCGTCCCAGCACATCGACCAGTATCCCGCCCGGTATTTCCCCGGAGGTCGTATCATCCGGGTTGACCACGAAGCGGCCGCCGGTACGCTGACCTACGACATCCCGCACCGTTGCTGTGCCTGTGTAGTTGCGGATGGAATCATAGTCCGCTGCCGTATCGCCTGGCTCAATCGAGCCGCCACCGCTGCCGCCCTCACCGAAACCGATCATCGTGCCGTCATTCCGTTGACCACACATCACCAGACCATTTCGATAGTAGATGACAAAACGCCATCCATCCGGCGGATTGTTATCAATGATGCTGCCGCCAAACTCTAACCCGGCATCTGAAGAATAGAGCTTCTGAAATTCATCAGCATACAGTCGCCCGTCTTTGTAGCCGAACGGTGAAAGACCATTTTTAAACACCACTGAAAATGGGTTTTCGCCCTGGCTGTCTATTAATCCCCTCACTGAATCTACAGCCTGACTGGACGGCATTTTTCGTCCGGTTGCGGTCAGCGTCCCGCCAACGTTCATGACCTCGATCGCGAGGGCGCTGTCGTCCGGGCTGCGGTAATACGTGGTGCTCCCCTCGGGGATATTCGCGATATCCGCCTGGGCCGCCGCCAGCGTCGCATACTGCTTGCTGAGCGGAATGATGTTCTGCCGTATCTCATCATTTTTCGCCATCATCTGGCGCCATGAATAAAGAGGATCACCGCCACGGTCGGGAACATCTGCGGCTGGCCCATTGACCAGCTTATCCAGGCGCTCGGCGTTATCGAGCAACACAGCGGGAGACGTGCTCCCCAGCTCCGGGTTAAAGGCCATGTTTTTTGCTCCAAAAAGAGGCTTCGCCCAAACGAGGGTTTGAGCGAAAGAAAAGTTGAAAGGGATTTTTTTGGTATTAAGCAGCGTCGCCGGGGTATGTGGCGTCGTCGTACTGGTAGAACGATTCGAGGTATTCTTTAGCGGTGACCTGACAGGTGCCGTCAGACTGCGGGGCGATCTCCTCTACAATGGCGTCGTAGACGTGGCGCGTTGAGCCGCAGAACACCAGGCGGATCGGCTCGATGGTTGCCGACGACAGGTCAACCTTCGTCGGGTCATCAAACTCGCTCAGGTGCGGGACTGACAGCTGAAAATCACCCACCCTGCTCGCCACCATCAGCCCGGATGCAGAGCCATCCTGATAGCGGATCAGCGCTCGGGGGTTTTCGAAAGACCAGTCCAGCGGCTCCGTAACGGTGAACGTTGTCACGCCACCAGCCGTTGTCATCGCCTCCACCAGACAGGAAATCGTGTTGTTACCCGGAATATCATCCGTGAGCACAATGCGATCGCCCGTGTTGTAGCACAGCGCGTCCAGCTCGGTAGTGGTCTGGAACGTCACCCGCTGCAGCAGGTATTTCATCAGGCGACGCATGCCGATCTGATAGGCGTGGTCCTGAGTAAGTACCCCGTCAAGTTTGTAGTTCTCGATTTTCACCGGCGTGGGATTGTCCGGCGTCCGGCATTTAACGGTCTCCTCTGCCCAGGTAGTCCCGTTGATGTACGTCACGTCGACACCATCAAAATCATCATCTGAGGGCACGGTAAATCCGCTCTGCAGCTCCTCCACCATCTCATGCGGAGTGATCACACCGGTCCATGGCTTAATCCCCTCGCGGTTGACCGTCGCCAGGCCATCACTCAGCAGAAAACGTGACTTCCCGGCATTGGCTATCTTCTGCAGCATTTCCAGCGCCGAGATACTGTCGCCCGTGGCGAAATCGAAATTTTCGCCCCGTGGCGTCCAGTACGCGGATTCCAGCGCGTTGATGGTGTCGACATCCATTTCCAGCCCAAGAGAGTTCGCGACATGCAGCAGCGCTCCCGAAATGGTTCTGGCCGTTCCTGAGTCGTAGGCCCGCGTGGCCACAACGTTTACGCGGCGGTCCGACTGCGCCGCCAGCTTCCCGCCCGTCTCAACGGTCACCGCCATCAGCGACACGCCGGGATAGGATGAAGGGCGCGTCAGCAGTCGCCCGCGCAGTGCCTGCCAGTACATACTGTCTCGCGCGTTGTTTGAGCCCTGCTCATTGCGCCGACGGCAGCGAACCTCTACCAGCCCCGGAGAGCTGAGGGTGATCCGCTCAGTGAAACCTAACCCGTTGACGTTTTTCAGCGCATACTCGCCCTGGTGACTCACCCACCCCGATCCGGAACCGTAGACGCGATACTGTATCTCCCACTCCACGTGGCGGATCCGTTTTTTGCCCTTACTGTCAAAGCCACAGATGCCGTTCGGGAAGGAGAAATTCACCTCGAATGCATCCACCACTTCATTCTCAGGGCAAACCAGGAACGGCCCCAGCCAGCTCAGCGTGTCGTTAAGACCAGTGGCCTCATAGTCGATCATCGTCCTGGCGGTGAATCCCGGCCATGACTCATCAACGGCACCGGAAACCAGGCGCGCCACCGTCGCCGTCGTGCCGTCAGCTGACACAATCCGGTACTCATTCCCGCGGTGAGCAAGTGAAAGCCGTTGCACCCCCTCCGGCATGCCGGAAAAGGCCGTTCCCGTGGCAGAGTTATAGGCGAGTGTCACATTCGCCGTTACCGCCGGGCTGCCGCCGGTTGATGCCGTGCCGGAGGTGTAAACCGGGGCATCACCGAAAACAGCTGCAGGCAGTGAAGAGGACGTGATCGCCCCACCCGCGAACGGACTGGCCGACTCGGTTATCAGTACAGTTCCGCCGTTGTCCTGCGCAACCAGGCCGGAGCCAGTGAGTCCCTCGGTGATGGCCGCCAGCAGTCCCGACATCGAGACGTAGTTAGCAACCAGCGACACCGGGTAGGTAACCCCCTTCCAGGTGATCGTGAACGTGCTGGAGCTGGTCGAAAAATCGTAGGTGGTCGGGGCCGCACTGGCCTGGACTTTTGCCGCACTCCCCCCGGTGCCGGGCACTGCAGCCTGACCGGGGGTATATGACGCGATAAACAGATCGTAATCGACAGAGTTAAACCCCAGCGTCACCGGCATACCTACTACCGGCGCGATCTCCGTCAGCAGCGGGCTTGCGATAACGCTGTATCCAGCCGCCGTGGTGATCTGGTAGTTCGCCGGGGCTTTAAGTTCGACCACGGCGCCAGCGACCCAGCTGGGCGGCAGTGCGTTATCGTTCTCGTCATTATCGTCATCATCATCCGTATCCAGCCCCGTAAACGTCACGCTCGATCCGGAGACGGTCATGCTGTCTGCGATAATGTCGTCTGCGTCCGGCGACGTCTGGGCCATATCCAGCCCGGTGCCGGATGACGTCCCGCCAACTTCGGTGGAGTTGACCCAGTTTTCGCTGCGCTCATCACCGGAAACGTCCGCGCCTGGCGGGTAATGGGTGCTGCTGAATCCCGGTAGCGTTGAAGCTGGCGTACTGCCAACCCTGATATCGCCATTGGTATAAATCAGATCACCGACACCGAGACACAGCAGCATCTGGACGCGCATTTTCGTAGGATCGGCGGCATCAAACCGGGTAACCGGCTGCACCACATAATCAGGGTAGATACGCACCCGGCCAAATACCTCACGAATGGCATCACCGAGTTTTGCGGTATTCGCCTTTGCCGGGTTCAGGTCGAGACTCCGCCCTGTGGATGAGGTATAGCCGCCCGTATCGATGTTGCTCATCATAAAGTACGAATAGGCTGCAGCGGCAACGGAGATACCGACGCCGATCCACGCGATTGTGGCGGCCTCCAGCCCGAAGGGAACCGGATAAAGCCTGACATCACTATCAGGGCGAATCACACACTTAGCCCACTCGCCTGGCGGAATTAATAGCCCCTCAACCTCAACGGTCAGCGGTGGGACATCCCGATCCTCGTAGCCTTCAACATTTGCCACCAGCCACTTGCGAATACTGGTTACACCATGCTCATGCGTTTCGAGTGGTTCACCGGGAAGCCGGGACGGGTAAAAACGAATGGTCATTGCCAGAACTCCACTTTGACAAATCGCCGCTTAAACCGCGGCAACGGCAGAAAGGTGACGTTCGTTCCCGGATTGCATTCCGCCACATGCAGCAGACCATCGATACTGACCACGATCCCTACGTGGGTGACAGTCGACCCGGAATAACAGGCCACCCCGGCCCCTTCGCAGGGTTCGCAGCGCTCAAGGGTAAGCATCATCCGGCGCGCTTCCCGGTCGAGGCCGCCGTCGTCTTTGGTGACCCCTGCAAAATCGGGCCAGACGGGTAAATTCAGGTCGCGGCGTATCTCGTTCACAATGCCGAAGCAGTCGAGCTGCGGGTATACGCGCCCGCCCTTCAGCCAGGTGACTGAACGGTATTTATCAGGGTTAAACATTGGGATTCCTTAGCTGATATATCGCAGTCCGGGGAATACAGGTAGCGTGTAGCGGTAACGTGGCCAGGCTGTATCAAGGATATTCATATAACCCGCGGTAATCTGCGCCTCTGTCGCCGTCCAGTAACCAGACTTGATTTTCAGCGTATACGGCACTTCCGCAGGGGCCGCTAAATCCGTGGAGATATAACGCCGGTACGTCAGCAATGCAGACAGACGGTTAGCCAGCGCATAGCGGATCGCCGTGGACACAACACCATCGATATTGCACAGGGCAAATTTGAGGTCCTGCGTGCCGTCCGCATTGCGCGCCGGCAGAGCAATGTCTATCGCACAGGCGGTAAACGTTACGGTATCGCCGTTCTCCGTCGTTGCCGTAATACCCTCGTAGCCCTGGCACAGATAATGGACGTCAGAACCAATGGTGATCTGCAGCGTCTCAATGATCACCTCCGGCCCGCTGCTGGCGTAGAGGCGGTTGAGTATTGTCATGATTTTTACCCAATAAAAAAGGCCACCCGAAGATGACCTTAAAAATTGGTGTCGAATGTGGGTGTACCCTCACCGGCAGGATCGCTATTCCGCGCTTTATTTCACGCTCCGGCTACGGAGCGGCATGAAGGACTTTCCCACAAATCGACACAAGTGATTATGAAGGAGAAACGGTTTTAATCAAGCCTTGGGCCACTCCTTATTCAGCGCAATATCCAGCAGTGAGCTGCCGACGATCCATTCCGGGTAATTACCCCATGGGGCAGGAGCAAGGGGGCGTTCCCATAATTCAAGCGTCGCCGTGTACTTCCAGTAAATCGGGGCCACCAGCACCGGTCCCTGATAAATATCTGTGAAGCGGCATTTGTAAAACTTAATGCCTGCCGGCGTCTGCAGCTTCATCATGAACCATGCAGCCCCGTCAGATAACGCATCACGGAACCAGGACTCAAACGCCAGTCCCTGCGCATCGGTTTCCATAAACCAGGTGATGCTGGCCTGCGTCGGCGTGGACGTATAAGCTCGCCTTTGCCGCGCGCGGCCGGTGATTAACTGGGTACGTTTTAACGGGCTTACAGGCTGGAATCCGTATCCTTCCTGTAATGGCATAGGGAGGCTGTCATGTGGGTAGTTGATATCAGTCATGCAGTCTCCCGGTAAAGTATCTCGAATAAAATTTCACCATTAACCTCAGGAGGATATTCATTTCAGAATAAAGCACGATGGAATCGAAGAAATCTCTGATTTTTTGGTTCAGATTAACGAAGATAAAAATCTTATTAAATCGACACAAACACACAAGGCGATATATTTATCAACTCATCTTAAGAGCTAAAAGAAATCAGAAAAAACAGCATTATCAATATATTAATTTTATTGACTTTAATGTGAGCTTACATTGTTTCGGCACAGCCCCACATCAAAATAAAAAAGGGCGATGTGCCGACAGGAAATATACGTCAATGTGACTGCTTGTTTAAAAGCAACTCCTGAAGAAGAAGCGCAATAGAAACAAAGATCAAAACCCCACAAAAAACAATTTTTGCAAAATCATAGTTAAACACGGTTGTAAGCGTATCATTATTATATAAGTGATTATGCCTATAGGAATAAGTTGTGTAAATCTCATCACATATTTCAAGAATTCCACCAACTATCAAAACAAGCCAAAGAAATGAAAACTTCACTCGGACCTCCTTACGTTTACGTCTCCTATTGAAGATAAGCCCGCCAATAAAAAGAGGAATCATAAAAGCTATAAAGTCTTTAAATGTAAATGTTAACAACGCTTCCATTAATAAGATCCTTGTGTTTTCTTGCACCTACTCAGATTGTTAGACTTACCTACCTAATCAAGTCTCAGCTAATGCAGTTTAGCTTACCTAGGACCGTGTCGTGTATAGTTTCCTTTTAGAGCGTTGCCAAAAGCCCCTTGTGGCATGGTAACCTCCTTTGTGAGCTCACCTTTTAACTGCCTGGAAAGCTGTCGATTATTCTGATTGAGTGTAGCGCTCAACTGCTCCGGAGTAATACCCTGGAGATGAAACTCCTGATTAATCGGCGCGTGTACAGTTGTTTGCCTACGGTTATCGCTGTTAACGTTCTGAACACCAGTACCAAACCCTGTACGCCCCAGAGTTGCATCAAGCGGTTGGCCATTTCGAAGTGCCTCAAGCTGAGACACGCCGATCCGGTTCGTTGACGCCTGGTCGAAGACGTACTCACCTTTGTGAACAATACCCGCGGGCTGATACTTACCACCGGGGCCGGTGTAACCGCCGGAGGCGAAGCCAACTCCTGAAACAGCCTGGATATTTGAGACGATACTGGCGGTCTGCGCAGCGATTGAGGCCATAGCGATGATGTTGGCCGGATAAGGCGCGCTAACTGCACCGCTTGCTATAGCCTGCTGGATTTTCACCATTGAGTCCGCGATAGCGAATGCCTTGCTCGCAGCAAAAGCAACCTTGTAGATTGCCGATTGCTCACCAAACCCCGTTCGCATGATGTCGGCGGTACTGTCAAACAAGGACTGCGTGGCCGCAGATATGATGGTGTTTTTCTGAGCCTCTATGACCTGATTTGCATCCGCCGCACGTTGACGAATAGAGGTCATTCTGGCCTCACCCTCGGCAGTTATTTCACCGGCCTTCGCATAAGCTTCCTCCTGAGCTGCCAGCCAGCGCTGGAGCTCTTGCTGAGCCTGGTCATATTCGTTGATTTGCCCCTGCATCCCCTCAAAAGTTCCAGAGAGTCGCCCTCCTGTGGGTGTCAGGTTTCCTACAACATTACGAACCGTCGCGGGCAGTTGCATATCGGTATTTTGATAAATATCTGCCCGTGTTTTTTCATATTCACCGGGCTTTAGTTGCCCGGTTGCTTTGGCCTTCTCCAGAAGTTCAAGACGGGTTTTAAGCAGATCGTTGGTCCGCTCATCCTTCGTCTTTACCTGTTCCTGCATTTTCCGGTAATCATCCAGGGTTTTTACGGAGTTTTGCAGTGCCTCCTGCTGCTTATACGCCTGGAGGATTTCATCTGAACGGGAAAGGATCGATTTCTGGTCAGCGGTGAGCTGCGTTTTAGACTTGAGGTCAGTAATTTGCTGTTCGAACTTAACACGTGCCTGGGTTGCGCTGTTAAGCTTGTCACTGGCATCCAGTTGTGACTGCAAGGCAGCTGTCTGCTGGTTTATTTGATCAAGCAACCTGGTTGCTGCGTCCTCGGTATATGCTTTACCCTTTGGCGTCTTGGGTGGTTTCGGATCTTTGTACATCTCGTTAATGCGAGAAACATTTTTTGCATATTGCTCTGCAGTAATTGCACCAGCCTTCAGGAATTCGCTTTGCTGCTTAATAGCTTTATTGCGCTTATCCGCATTGCTCAGATATTGCTGGTTAACGCGATCTGCTTCCTGCTGCGTTTTAATTCTTTGCTGTTCGGCTTCCTTAGCCTTCGCCTGTCCTTTGGTTACATCCCCCTGAAGATTGGCAACTGATTCGAGCAAATCTCTCTGTTTTATCATCTCCGGGAGGTTGGTAAACCTCGCGCTAAAACTGTTCCAGAACCCACCATCTTTTTGCCCTTTTTGGGCTTCAGCAATATTTTCGTTTAAGGTGGCAAGTTTATCCGTTAGTGTTTGTTCACGCCCAATATTGAGCATCGCATCCCAGGCGCCTTTGGCCGTTTTACCCAGCGAGTCCCATGCACTTTCAAGAAGACCAAGATTCTGATGAATATCATTCGCACGCTGCTGCATGGCATTGGCGTAAGCATCAGTAGCCACCCGTGCAGCATCCTGCTGATTACCTTCATCCTGTAGCGCTTTAATCTGGTTGTAGGTTGCCAGTGTCAGAAAGTGGTACTGGTCGTTAAGTTTGGTAATGGCCGCAACCGGGTCAGCAGTAATGTCGTTGAAATCACCAACCAGCTTATCGGTAGCAATGCCCGTCGCCTCGCTGGTCTTAACAATGGCGGTTGTCACGCGCTCCAATGAGTCGCCAGCTACTTTACCGGATAACACCAACTGATTCAGCGTTGAAGCTGCTGCACCGGTTGTGGAGTTAGCTGCGACCGATACACGGGCCGCCATATCTGCCAGTTGACCGGAAGTTTTGCCTACCAGATTACCAGTGAGAACGAGAGACTTATAAAATTCGTCCTGCTCCTGAGTGCCTTTGTAATAGGCCAGACCAAGAAATCCGACCGCCGCAGCTGCAAGAGTTAAAGGGTTAACCAACCCCATAACATAGGTGCCCACACCCTTAATTGCCGGACCAATACCACCAAACATATCTTTTAACTGCCCGCCCTGCTGCATAAGCACCATAAACGGTGACTGACCTGTAGATAAGCCGACAATAATGTCGGTCATCTGCGCCGGGATCATGCGCATGGCATAGGCAGTCTGGGCGGCGGATTGGCCGGTTTTACCAAGGTCGTCGCGAAATCCTGTTAGCCTGTTTCGTGTTTCCTCGATTTTCTTTGAATAAAGATCGAATGTATCGGTATCTACCATCCCCTTGGATTTGAATTTCGCAAGATCCTGCTGCTGTTTATCCAGTTTGTTCAGCGCGGCGTTTACCGGGTCGATACGATCTAAAAGTTCAGAAAGGGACTGTTTTTCTTCATCAGTGGCCTTTGTCACTTTCCCTGCACTGGTGGCAGCACGTTCACCTGCCTGCGTCATTTTTACAAGTGCAGTTGCGAGATTGTCAGCCTGCTTTTCTGCCCCAGAGCTGTCAATAATAATGGCCAGGCGGGAGGTTTGTTCTGTCACGTGCTTTTCTCCGGGCAATAAAAAACCCCGCCAAAGCGAGGTTGGAACTTTTTGAAACTGTCGGGTCTTTACTTCATTGGCGGTAAAACATTATTGCTACGATAATCACCGCAAAGACAGTAATTGCAATTCCAGCGATTAACTTTACATTGACATCAGCCAGCCTATCACTAGCTCCAGTATTGTCAGTGTTAGCTATTATCTTCGAAGGAGTGGTAATGATACCAACGTGTTGATTTCGTATTTTCACTGACACCAGGATCATCCTGATGTTACAAGGATTGAATGACTACAGATTAAAATAGTCATCAACAGGTTGACAGCATTACCGGCCTTTTCTTTCAATGCTGGCTGGCGTACGTATTGCGATAGTACGGCCAGCACCACCAGCGCAGGGCTAATCAACGCAACGATGTTTGGCGGCAGGATGTTTTTGATATCCGGCGGCAGCACCGCCCAGGCGTGCAGCGCAGCATCCGGGAACGACTGCGCCCATACACCAACCAGCGCGCCGATAGCTCCCAGCTTTACAGACCACGTTTTCAGCAGCAAGCTGGCATGCCCTACGAACTCCAGCCGGGTATATTTGCGCAGAAGTAACAGAACGAGCACAGCCACCAGCACAAGCAAAGCGAAAATGATCATCTTCACAGGACACGCTCCTTAACCCAGCCGTAGAGAAAATCCTCGTTGGCTTCGCGGCCCTCCGCCAGTTCGAGGTATCTGGCACCCTGGCTGCAGTTCAGCGCACGCACCAGAACCTGTTCACCCTCTTTCCCGCGGGCGGAAAGGTATCCCTTAAGCGCGGTGATGGTTCGGGGACCAATGGCGCCATCCGGAATCAGATCGGGATACAGCTTTCCGCGCATATTCATTGCGGTCAGCCAGCGCTGGAAAAACTTACTGGCTACAGATGGCCCCATGTTCACGCCAGTGTCGCAAAGCTCATCTGCCAGTAACGTAGATAGAGCTGCCACCTGGTCAAACCGGGGGCCGGTCCAGTAATCGCTCAGCAGGATTTGCTTTGCTGTTTCCCTGGGCAGGTTCCGCATATCACCGGTGTAGCCATGTGCACGGGCGGTGGTCTGCGTGATGCCCCAGCGGGTCGGCCCGCCTTTATCCGACGGATGATCGACATAACCATCCTCCTTGCCGAGGATCCCCTCGATAATCTGGTCTGCTGTCATTGTGCTTTCACTCCGGTGATTCGTTCCCAGAAATACGTGAGCGCTACGGAGCCCATCGCGCCGCTTATCCCCGCGGTTGCCAGAATCATGTAAATGCTCAGTCCGCTTTCAATGCTCACCAGGCCAGCAATAACGCCGGTAAACCCTGAAACCACCATTTGGGCAAGAGCATTGATCAAGCTCCATGTTGCCTTGCTCTGCTTCACATCTATCAGGTAGCGGACAAGTCCACCCCAGCAAGCAATGATCAGCAGAACCAGCCAGGACATCCCGGCAATGCTCTCTTTGTCTTGCATACGCTTAGCCATAGTTACCGCCTCCGATGAAAGATCGGGAAGCTGTGTGTGAGAAGGTCAGGCCCGTCAGGCTGGATTTAACAACGAAGCATGTCGGTGATGATTTCCGCGGGACCTGATAATAAAAAAGCCATGCAAATGCATGGCCTTGTGATTTGAATCCGTTATTTACAAAATGTATTCGAGACAGTATCTTTCGACTTCCGGACAAAAAACATATACCGGGACAAAATCTAAATGTAACTGCCTTGCCTGCATGAAACCATGCGGGCTTTTTTTTGCCCAAAGAAAAAGCCCACCGAAGTGGGCCTTACAGCTATCATCATTTTTTATTAGGTGTGGTGCCGGGTGCCTCCCGGTAAGTCGCCGCCAGTCCACAGACGACTCGCAATGCGCAAAAAAACATATCAGACTGGCAATGCCCCTCCGCATAGGGGGATTCACCACACCAAAAATTTAACATCTGATGAAACTCGTTTCAATGCTCTGTATGGGTCCACCACATATTGCAATTTTTACTCTCACGTAAAATATAGTCCACTGGCGTCATCAGTTCGAGTGATTTATGTGGCCTTTTGCTGTTATACAGC